AGCGCAACTCTTCGGTCTTTGCCTCGTCCGGCTCATCGTCATCGCCAAAAATGCCAGCAAACCCTAGGACCTTTTTCCCGGCCATCACATCAATGGCCATTTGCCACGCCAAGTCTACCGGGCAATAGTGCGCTCCTGGTGTGTACATCGTCTGAATTGCAAACCCGAGCGAATCGAGAATGACTAAGCCTCTATCGGTTTCCATTTTTCTCGTCTTCCAAGGCGCGCTCACTCGCCTTTAAAATTTCCTGAATGTGTGGCGGAAATGGTTTGATTGAGACCTTCTTTGGCTGGCCCCCCTTGGCCTTGGGCGGCTTACTCTTCGTCGTCATAATCGCCCCCTCCCTCTTCGTCCATTTCAAGGCCAAGGGCCCAAGAATCATCAGCCGCGTCAACGCCACCAAAATAGTCCAGGTTGATTTCTTCTTCTTCATAGTCGTACATGCTCAACCCCTTTCTCTTAGGTTAGACGGAAAACTCACCCGTCATCTGACACAAGCTCTAAGCCTTCGAAAAAAGCCAGCAATTTCGGGCATTTGGTCTCATACATGAGGCGCGTCAATTCTTCCCAATCGTACAAGCCGGCCAGTTGTTCCTCGAATCCCTCAAGGGTTTTGGCCTTGCCAGTCTGGGGCTCTGGCTCGCATTTGCAGCCATAGTGACTATGCCGTTTCTTGTCGCATTGTTCACAAATCATGGCTTCACCTTTTTCAATTCGGCAATTCTTGCCCGTTTGCCTTCTAGGCTGCTTTCAAGTGATTCAATTCTCTTGGCGTCGCGCTCAATTCTGGAAAGCAAACTAGAGATAACGTTTTCAGCATTGAACATTACAAAGCTCGCCTCCTCTGCGTCGGCCCCAAGGTCTTCGATTTTTGGCCAGTATTCGCGAAGGCGCTTTTGCGCGTGCTCTGACTGCTTGATCAACTTGTCTTTCATGACTTCACCCTCCTGGCTTTCTTCAAGCACTCGCCACAAACATGTGCTGCGCTATCATCCGAATAACTCACATCGTAAACCCACCGGGCGCTTGAATAGCCCTCATTACAAATCTCGCACTCGTAGCTATTGCCCTTACCCGCTCCCTTAGCAGGAGACACTTCGATAATTTTTTTCATTGTTTTCCCCTTCGTTCGTTCGTTGGCGTCATCGCCTTACACCAGCAAAGCCCGCTCAAGGCGGGCTATGTGGTTCTATGTAGGTGTAGGTCTAACCGGTTACGGTATACCCAAGAGACTCCAACAGCCGGATAGCCTCCCGAGCCTTACCGGCTGCGCTGATAGCTTCGTGGATTTTCCGAAGTCGAGACTCCCACGGTCCCTCGAAATCAGAGTCGGACGACAGCAGGCTAAGGTAGACAAACTGGTGCGCCGTGTTGCGATACATATTCTGGATCTGTTCAGGCTCCAAGATTTCGTCCCAATCGTGGGACGGGTGCGGGTACAGCCCCTTGGTGTCTGCAATGGCCTCGGATGCGACTTCACTCAGTGTCATAAATTTCACGGCGATTCCCTTTCGTGTGGTTACACCACAAAAGCCCGCAACTAGGCGGGCAATGTGGGGCTATGTGGTTAGGCGTCAGTCCTTGGCGCGTCTCACTTCAAATTCGGCCATGGTTTCAGCCCTGAGGTCCTGTAAGACTCTCATACGGTCCCCAAGAGCGGACAGGCGCGCTCGCTCGTCGCATGTTTTCCAGTACTCTTGGCCGGCCTCGGTCTGCCAAAAGACTTGCATTTTGATGCGCTCCAATTCTTGAATCTCAGCCGATAGGGCTGCAATCTGGTTATGGATTGTCTCGATGAAGGCGGCCGCCAGGTCTCGGTGATCGCTCTCGATACGGATGGCATTCAGGCATTCTTGTTTTTGGTCTAGCATGTGGTTACCCTTTGTTTGTGGTTAGCTCTTACCACCAATGGCCGCACTAGGCGGCCAAGGTGGGTTGGGTTGTGGGGTGGGTTACTTGCGGTTGGCATAGCTCCAGATTTCCCCCTCTAGGTCCGCAGCGTCTGGCTCGCCTCCTGCGAATTCGCCAGACTCGATAACGCGCCCCATGAATGCTTCACCAGCAAGCTCGACAATCGCATTATAGACGTGACCAAAGGCTTTTGACTGTCGAGAATCTTCAGGCTTGAGCCATGCGGCCGCCTCGCCAGAGTCTGCCGTGTTCAGGGCCCACATTGTAGTGATAAGGCCAAGTAGGGTGTTGCGGTACTGCTGTGTTTCGATATGACTCATTGCGTTAGACATGTTGTTCTCCAGTTGTTTGTTCGTTTCAAAAAAAATGTCCTCACCCCGTTGTACACGAAGGTAACGGCACACGTCAATCATTTGTTTTACGGGTGGATATGTTTTCTATAAACTTCCGACGCCTTAGCAAGCAATATGGGGCTGTAAGTGTGTGGAATTGTTGGGGAAAATGGGAAAAGTACATTTAACTGTAAAAAAGACAAATAGGTGCTCTGGGAGGGCGGGAGAGGGGTAGGGCGAGGGGTAGCGTAGTCTATACATATAGTAAGTGGGGGGTTTTATATATTAAACCTATAAGTGAGCTAACCTGCTGATTTCATTGAGCTTTTCGGAAATACGTAATTTTCACAAACCTGCTAAGTGCCTGTTTTCAGGTGATTATATACCCTGAATCGGCCAAAAGCGCCCAGATGGGCCGCCAAATGGCCCTAGAAGGCGCCTGCGCATGGCCCATGGCCTCTAGGTTCGATTGTGAGCGGCTTTCTAGCCTAACTGGACCTATGGCCTGGCCAGGGCGAGAACGCGCCCCAGAGGGCGAAGCCTGCAGGTTGCCATACGTTGCCATACGTTGCCCTATGTAGCACTGCATGTAGTGCAGTGCACGTCAGACGCGGTGCGTCAAAACCAACCGGTCGGTTTGACTAACCGGTCGGTATAACCAACCGATAGGTTTAACCAACCGATCGGTTATATCGATATCCCACCCCGGACCCGGTTCCCCCCTCTAACGTTAATAGCCACAAAAACTAATTTTCCCCTCATCCTTTTCCCTCCGGGGAATTTTTTGTTTCACGTGCAACATATTCCCTTTTAGATAAAAGATATTCCCTCTTTGACAAATGCCATACACTGACGTACGATACATGTATGGCACCCATTCTTTCGGGGCCCTGGATGGTAAGGAAGCATGGCACGCGGCAGAGGCAGACCTTCGGTGGAAGTAATTCCCCGCGACTCAATTAAGAAACTCCGTGAGGGATACCTGGCGAATTGCCTCCCCTCGCTTGATTTGATTGCAGGCGCTCTCGGAGTCAGCCGTTCCATGGTCGGCAAGATTATTCAGAACCGCGCATATTATTCACCAGCCTACGCGACCGAGTTGGACGCGGTTAAGGAGCGCCGGGCTCAGTTTTTACTGGAGCTGACCGATGGCTGACTTCTGGGATGTCGATGCTCTTTTGGCGGAGCCAGAGGAGGAAGAGAAGGAGATACTTACTCCTTCGGAAGTTGTGGCGGTGCCGTCAATCGAGGTGGTGCGGCACAATCTGCTGGCTCTGATTCAGCAGGCGCTCGAAGGGGCGATCCATACATCAGCGGCGCGGGACTTGGAGCCGAACGATGTGAAGGTGGTCTCGGAACTGATGCGGTCACTGAAGTTGGCCGAGGACATGCAGAAGGATGACGCACTGAGCCAAATGGATGATGAGACGCTGCAAGCGTTGGCGGAGAAGGCGCTGGCGGTGAAGCAGTTGGGGGATGGCGGGGATAATGAAGATTAATTGTTTCGGCCGGTTGGGGGTTGGGGATGATTCGGATTAGGGAGAGTCGCCCAGGGGACATGGCATTTGTATACTCCTCCTGGGTGAAGTCGTATGCGGGGCGAAATAAAGATGTTCCCAGGAGTCTCGTGTATGGGGCGCAGGTTGATATTATCCGTGAGGTCGTGAAGGGGTGCCACATCTTGGTGGCGACTCCGGAGGGCGCGGATGATGATATCTGTGGGTGGGTGTGTTATCGTTTGCCTGTGTATCAGTTCATGTACGTTAAGGCGCCGTTTCGGCGATTTGGCGTGGCGATAACACTGATGAAGGCGACCGGGTGGGATCGTGGTCCAGTTATGGGGGCCTACAAACCATCGAGAGATATACTGAAGAAGATTGAATTTGAGTATGCGCCGCAATTGCAGCGGTTGGACATGCTGGAGAGGTTTGCCGATGAAGGTGTATGCAGTTAGGTTCAACTCGGATGTGAAGCCGCTTATGAACCAGACGTTTATAGATGTGAATCACCCGGCCACCAGGGGCTTTAGCCTTAAGGTGGAGGGGCAGTTTTTGCTGGTTTCGCATGAGAAGGGCGGGCAGTTTGCTGTGCCAATGTCGTCAGTCTCATGGATGAAGATTGATGGGGCGGTGATTAAGCCTAAGCGCGGGCGACCAAAGAAGGCGGTCAGTGAAGCAGTATGATGCCGATAGCATACTCCAGGAGTATGTTCGCCGGTTTGGCGACACCACTAGCCTCGAAGATACGCGGGAGCTAGGGCATCGCACTTTCAAGTGGCGCAATGATTTGTTTGACTACCAGCTCGGCTTCATCGACGACGAATCACAAATCAAGACGGCGCTCTGCAGCCGCCGAAGTGGGAAGACTTATGCTTCGTGCTACTACTTGCTTGAGGAAGCCAGTCGGCATCCCGACATCATCTGCGCTTATATTGCATTGACCAGACGGTCAGCAAAACGACTGATGTGGACGGAGCTGAAGAGGGCGGACCGCAAGTATATGCTGAACATCAAGTTCAACAATGCTGAACTGGTGGCGGAGCTTAAGAATGGCTCTCAAATTATTCTGGCAGGGGCGGATGACGAAGCCGAGGTCGACAAGCTCCGAGGGTCGGCGTACCGGCTGGTTATTATCGATGAAGCGGCGTCATTCGGGCCGCACTTGTCGGTGCTCATTGAAGAGGTTTTGGAGCCGGCGCTCGTTGACCACAACGGAACGCTCGCGATGATTGGAACGCCAGCGGCCCACTGCTCGGGTATTTTCTATGAGGCCACAACCGGGATTAGGCCGGAATACTCGACCCATAGTTGGACCATCATGGAGAACCCGCACATTCCGCATGCCGAGGAATGGCTGGCCAAGAGGCGCAAGCAGAAGAAATGGGCAGATGACAATCCAATTTATCTGCGCGAGTGGCGGGGTAAGTGGGTGCGCTCGGATGACTCACTGATTTATAAATATGGCGAAGAAAACTTAGTCGAGTCTATGCCGACCGATGAGTTTGACTTTGAGTATTGCCTGGGGATTGACCTTGGTTACGAAGATGCGACTGCCCTGGTGGTAGGGGCGTTCTGCAGGAATCTGCCTGACTTCTACATTGTCGACTCGTTTAAGAAGAGCCACATGCTGCCGGTGGATATTGCGGCGAAGATACGCGAGATGGACGCCACGTATAACTTTACGACAATGGTGGCCGATACCGGTGGTTTGGGTAAGTCGATTGTTGAGGAGTTTCGGAAGCGTTACTCGCTGCCCCTGAAGGCCGCAGAAAAGCGCAACAAGGGCAGCTACATCGAACTACTGAACGATGATTTGGCAACCGGCAAAGTCAGGGTGCTCGACCAGAGCATACTCGCCGAATGGGATGTTTTACAGTGGGACGAAGACCGGCGCAAGGAAGACCCCCGGTTTGATAACCACCTCTCGGATGCCTGCTTGTATGCATGGCGCGAGAGTCGGCACTACACATTCCAAGAAGACGAAGATTATATTCCTGAAGGCTTCTGTGAGGAAGAATTTAAAATTATGCAGCGATTAGAGGACAAACTCTACGCGCCGGAGAAGTCGTGGTGGGAATCAGAATGGACGTTGAATTGATAATAGCCCTGGCGCAAGAGCATGGTCTCAAGCGTTTAAGGGTTGGTGATATAGAAGTGGAACTCTGGGAAAAGCCGCGCCAACGCTATAGTCAGGCTGTGCCTGTGGAGGCTTTGGTGGATGAGAGCATCTCAGATGATGAAGAGGACCTTTTTTATTCAGTGGAGTGAGTAAATGAAGCCGAACAATTACTGGTGGAATGATGGCGTTAACAAGCATGAGCTGGTCTTTGATACTGTTGAGCAGATAACAGAGAACCAGACCCATCGGCCTAAAGACAACTTTAACCATGCTCGCCTGTATGGCAACGCGCATTTTTCTGACCTGCGCGGTGTTATGTCGGCGCCAAAGAACTCTAAGAACCGGGTAACGCTCAACATCATCCAGTCGATGTGCGACACGGTGACAGCGCGAGTGGCTAAGGCCAAACCCATGGCGACCTACCTTACATCAGGCGGTAGTTGGGCCATGCAGCAAAAGGCCAAGCTCCTGACTAAGTTTACCGAAGGCCAATTCTACCAGGCCGACGTGTACAAGGTTGCCCCTAAGGTTTTCCTGGATGCCTGCGTCTTCGGGACAGGCGTTATGAAGGTCTACGAGGAAGACTCTCAGATTAAGGTGGAGCGCGTCTTTCCTGATGAGATTGTTGTTGACGATCTAGAGGCTCGATATGCGGAGCCGCGCCAGATGTTTCAGCAGAAGCTTGTGCCCAAGGATGTCCTGGTGGCGCTCTTTCCCGAAGCCAAAAAGTTCATTGAGGAGGCATCGTCACATGAAGACCGTGA